GAAGCCACTTGTGTGATCGGCTGGTCGCGTCCGGCGCTGAGGTGATCTGCCTGGACAATTTCTTCACTGGATCCAAAAACAACGTCGCCCACCTTCTTGCCAATCCGTGCTTTGAAATCGTTCGGCACGACCTGGTCCATCCAATCCTGCTCGAGGTGGATCAGATCTATAACTTCGCCTGCCCAGCCTCACCGGTTCACTATCAGTACAACCCTGTGAAAACGGTCAAGACCAATGTGCTGGGAACCCTCAACATGTTGGGGTTGGCCAAACGCGTCCGAGCGCGCATTCTGCAAGCGTCCACATCGGAAGTCTACGGAGATCCAAAGGAGCACCCGCAGAAGGAGTCCTACTGGGGACACGTGAATCCGATCGGCACGCGCAGTTGCTACGACGAAGGCAAGCGGCTGGCGGAGACCCTGATGATGGACTACCATCGCAACAACGGCGTCGACATCCGAATCGTCCGCATCTTCAACACGTATGGTCCGCGGATGGCAATCGACGATGGCCGCGTGGTAAGCAACTTCATCGTACAGGCGCTTCGCAACCAGCCGATCACGATCTACGGCGATGGAATGCAAACGCGTTCGTTCTGTTACGTTTCGGACCTGATCGACGGCGTCTGGCGCTTGATGAACGCCGAAGGGCTGACCGGCCCTATGAATATTGGCAATCCCAATGAGTTCACCATCCGGGAATTGGCGGAGATGGTCATTTCGTTGACCGGGTCGAGTTCCGAGATCGTTCGCCTCCCGCTGCCGCAGGACGACCCTACTCAACGCCAGCCGGATATCTCCCTGGCCGTGCAAAAGCTCGGTTGGCAGCCCTTCGTATCTCTAAAGGAGGGACTGGTGCGGACGGTCGAGTACTTCGAGAAGGCGTTGTCCGACGAGAGCTGAACACGAATTCGAAAAGAGTGGTGCGTGGCTGGCACGCCGCTGGCAGCCCGACTCTGCATGGCGTTTAAATGCTTACAAGCCCGTCACCATAGCGTAAAGCTCCTCGAAAGGCGCCAGCCGCCCGTCTTTGCTGCTGGGCCGCTTTCGCCGCCGCCTCTGCCTACCTCTGCCAGCCTCCGGCCCGCAGCCGGGGCCACTCCGGCAACTTGCGCTCAGGCGAGCGACGAATCGCCGGGATATTCAGCTGATGGACCTCGGAGAACTTCCGAGGTCCCAGTGCGCCAAGCACGACCGTACCGGGGACGACTCGTATCACAAACTGGGGTACCGGAATTTCGCGGCGTAGGTCAATGTAGCACATGAGAGCCGACTCAATGGCGTCAGGAGCGCGCAAGAGAGCTTCTTCTCGATCTTCGCCCGAACGTTTGGGCCTCCGGGATGTCGGGAACGTCAACCAGGATGGTCTCAATTGGTGTCCTTTAAGAGCTTGACAGGATAATGCACCACGGTCTTGATTCCTCTTTTCTACTTTAGATTCGATCTCCAGGTCTAATCCCTCCGCTTCAGGCGGGGAGCTTTAAGCAGGTGTCACCCTTACTTCGTGGCGCGGCCTCTCAGGCTGCCGTGTCGGCACTCTTGCCGACACGTTCTCGCGGCCCACGCTGCCAAGGCGATCAGGATTTTCATTGATGGCCGTTGCCACCCTTCGAAGTGAATCAATAAAGGCCTGGAGAGAATCCTTCAGCCGACGGAAGCCTTCCTCGTTCACTAATTGTGCTGCAGCAACCTGGGTTAACTTCTCGTCCAAGTCAGCCATCATCTGTCGATGTCTTGCGTAGGCGAGCTCGTTCTCCTCAAGCCATCGCTGACGCTCTTTCAGCCGCGTCTCGTGCCGTAGGGTTTGAGCGGACGTAACCGTTTGCGCTTCTTTTAGCTGTTGGACTATCTCTTCGAGCGTCATATCGACTCTTTCCAGAGTTTATCAAAGGCCCAATCGAGCAGCACCCAGACGACGCCGAGCGGCAGGCCAATCGAGCCTCCTCCGTCTGTACGGCGCGACTTGAGAGACTGGAGATGCCCGGGGAACTCCAGCCACACCGTGCCCGCCTTCTTTTCTCACCGAGAGTCTCAAACTTCACGCCACTTTAGCCTGGATCTCCCGCCGGAGTTCGCTCATCCTGCGAATCGCCCGAGCCAGCCCGGCCTCCGTGGATCCGAGCTCATACTCCTGATCTCCAAACCGGCTGACGAAGGCCCCTGACTCCACCCTGATGCATGGCTTTGCGCTCAATCGAGCGACGATCGCCGGGATATTCAGATGATGGACCTCGGAGAACCTCCGAGGTCCCAGCTTGTGATACGAGTCGTCCCCGGTACGGTGGTGCCTTACGCACAGGGGAATGGCGGACCAATCCGATGACTTCTGGCTCAGTCCACGCGGCCCCGTATGGGCAGCCTCGACAGCACGGGTCGTACGGCACACGGTGCAGGGAAGGGTCCGGATCCACTGCAGGTATCCGGGATGGCGGGCCGGCTTCATCCTCAACCCCTCCTCAGCGCGTGCCGTCCAGTGACGAGGTAAGCGCGACCAAAGCGGAAGAGGAAGGCAGTGAAGAAGGGTAGGAAGGCGAGCGATGAAATGAGTTCTTCGAGGATATGTTCCCCTCCCTGGAGAGAGAGGTCCATCAGGTTAAAGACAGCGTGGAACGCATGGAAGCGCGGCTGGACAAGATCGCGGCGGGTGCGCATTACGTGACCCGTCTGGTGGAATGGTCCGAGAAACAAGACAAGTTCCAGGCGGATGCGCTACGCCGGTTCAACGAATTCGACGAGCGGCTCCGCAAGCTGGAGGAGAAGTAATGCGAGACGAACACATCATTCCATCCGGTCCGCTGAAGGGCAGGCGAATCGAATGGCCATCACGGGATGGAGTTGAGAATCTTCAGGAGATCGCCACGAAATTCATGCTCAAGGTTTCGGCCTTGAGCCCCGCGAATATCTCATCACCGATGAGTCCCACCTTTCAGACTTTCGGGAGATTACGGATAACGACATGCAGGAAGCCCTTAGACGAAAGGCCGTCAAGGAGCCGGTGCCAAGGGCAAACCATGGGATGCTAAACCGTTGCGGGCGAAGATTCGCCAACACTATGGCGAAAAGATCGCAGCTTTCGCATCCGGCAACCTGCTGGATATTTTCAGCCGAATCGAGGCTGAATGGAAGGCGCGGGATCGCGAGCACCCGCCGTCATAAGTGCTGACCGGTGAAATGTCATCCTTCCCTCGTTGGTGCATAAAAAGCCTTGGGGGAAGTTCACGCATCTGCCAAACGCCGGGGCGGATGTAGTTCGACCGGAAGCCCTTCCGGCGAATCCCTACATCACTTGCTGGCGGAGATGATCGAGCACGAACAGGCGCTGAATGGCCGCATCCGGGTGAAGCTGCAGGCCCAAGGGCAGCATGGGCAAGACTCCCAGAAGAAGGGAAAGAAGTGAAGTACTGAGGCAAGATTCTGCGTGACAAAACAACGCACACACGCCAGAATGGAACTGTAGCCGGTAATCAGCCGGCAGGAGAAAAACAAAGTGACAACAGACGAAAGAATCGACCGCCTTACCGGGATCGTGGAATCCCTAGCTGCCAGCGTGGTTGCGCATGACGACTCGATCGAGGCGCATGATCGCCAGATTGATCGACTGATAACCGTTGCAGAAAAGCAGCAGGGTCGGATAGAAGGACTGCTGGCTTCCGCCGAGAAGCACGACGCGCAGATCGCCGCCTTGGCTGAACAGATCGCCAACACCGAACGCCAGTGGCAGGCCTACCTCACCTGGCTAGCTCCTATGTAAAAGCTCCGCCGTGCGCTTCTCCGCGTAAGCGGGGCGTGGGGTTGATAACCCTGGGGGCCTACGCAACGGCCCCTTTTGGATTTGAGGTGGCAAGCGAGAATCTACTATCCAGCACCGCGCGGCAGGAGTTTTGCCCGGAGGGCCGAGCCTGCAAACCGGGAACTGCTTTCCTGCGCCGCGCGGGCTATGAACCTTGCGCGCAAGGCAGGCGGCCACCCGCGAGACTCGAAACCTCGTTGCCCCTGCGGTCTGATGACGAAGGCGCGCGCGGAAGCGCGCCGGCACAAGTGCTGAGCGATGTGGGCTTATGAAAAAACTTGAAGTACCCAAATTCGCCACCGAGGCCGAAGAGGCCGACTGGTGGGATCAGCACATGGACGTCGTTGGGGAACACCTCATCGAAGCCATTGAGAAAGGAACTGCACATCAAGGTGGCTTCGTCACTGAATCGAAGGCTCGGACCAAGCGGCTGGAAGAAAACTTGGCTGCGCTCATTCGCGCCATCACCGCCGAGCATTCCAACGGGAAGAAACAGTAAAAAACTCCCAGACATCTGGCATGGAGGCATTCAAATGTACGTGTTCCAACCATACCCGACAACCCGGTATCACTATGACGGCACGACCACCATCACGGTCAAGAGCTCGGAGGAGGAAAAGGCGCTCGGAGGTGGCTGGGCCAGAAGTTTTGCTGAATGGGATCCATATCGACTGCCGAGGCGAGCCGCGTCACAAGATAACCCCGTCAAATGGGTAGATCAGTGGTCCCTGGAAGGCCTGTCGGAAGGCCGCGGAAAAAATTCAGAGCGCAGTTGCTGAAAGCGCACGCCGCCTTCTGGAGGTCGCCCGATGCTCTGAACGCCGAGACAGCCGCGATGAAACTCGCATTTGACGGCGTAGCCCATATCCTCTTTGATGCGGGATTCCTTAACGAGCAGCATCTGACCAAGGATATTCCGCAACTCGTGTGGGACGCGGCAATTGCAGGAGGCTGGTGGCATCTCGCTTCCGAAACTCGCCAAGATATGTTTCGGGAGGAACTGGGGCACTATTGGGTTTGGCGCGACGACAGCCGAGACTGGAACCTGCTATTCACTGCCGAAGCCGCCGAGTGGCTATCGAAATTGCTGGAAGTTTCAGGACCCGTTTCTGATCCGGCGGAAGTTCGGAAGGCGCAGGCGCGCAAGAAGCTTACAAAGTCAGCCGCTGGGCTAACCGCATCCGCACCCGCTCGCGCCCAAGAATGGGAAGACGTCATTATTTCGTTCATCTCAGATCACCGGATTCAGATTTCGATCGCGAGTGAACACGAAACGCGCAACTACACCGAAATGGGTTTCGCCGATCAACGGAACGGAAGGCCAAGCAAATCCTGGACGGTGTTGCTAACTCTGGCTAGGAACGAGGGCATGATACCAGTGACCGGTCGAGGAGCCAAAGGCTGGGCCGCGATCGAGAAGCAGATCGAAAGAATCAGAAGGCTGCTGCAAAATTACTTCGGTATCTCGGAGAATCCGTTGCCCTTCCATAAGGGTGTTGGATACCGACTGCGTTGCAAGATCGGGTGCGCGCCGTCGTTTGACACATAATCTCCCCGATAATCCGATTTTTCGCCCCAAATTTTTAAAAACCGCATCTCCTTTGGTTTCAGCTCTTTGTTCCTGATTCCCACCGAGAATTCTGCGCACTTGCCGACATTTCGCCGGATAGAGATAGAAGCCGCAACTCGGGCAGCGGAAACCAACCGAGTTCCGAGTGGGATTGGGAAGCCGAAACGAGGTCGGCGATCCTGGCCTTGAGGGCGACAGCGCCACGAGATAAAGGATCAAAATGACGATTGCAAACAACAGTCGCGGGGCCCTGCAGGTTCGGAGCGGCGGAAGAAGCAACCTCATTCGGGAATGGGCGGTGAAGCGTGATCGCACGAACCAACATCGACCTTGAGCTTGCTGACGAGATTAAGCGGTTCTACGCAGACCCGTTGGGATTCGTCGAGTTCGCTTACTCTTGGGGTGAGCCAGGGACGGAACTCGAACACGAAGCTGGGCCTGACGACAACCAGACGCAATTTCTGATCGACCTAGGCAAAGAGGTGAGATCTCGCCGCTTCAACGGCCATAATCCCGTAATGCCGATCCTCATGACCGAAACCTCCGGCCACGGCACCGGGAAGTCGGTACAGGGAGCCTGGATCGCGGATTGGATTCTCTCGACCAGGCCAGACAGTATCGGCACAGTGACCGCCGGCACGTTCACCCAGTTGGAGTCGCGCACTTGGTCAGCGATTCAACACTGGACCAAGCTCTGCATCACCGGCCACTGGTTCCATATACAGGCGCGCGGCGTGTATCACAAGCTGCGGCCCAAGACCTGGAAGATCGTCGCTCAGACGTGCAAGGAAGAGAACGCGCAGTCCTTCGCCGGCCAGCACGCACGGACATCGACGAGTTGGTACATGTTCGATGAAGCCTCGCTCATCCCGGATAGGGTATGGACGGTGGCGCAGGGCGGATTAACCGATGGCGAGCCGATGTTCTTCGCCTGGGGACAGCCCGAAAAGAACACCGGGCGCTTCTACGAAATCAACTTTGGCAGCCAGGAACACCGCTGGAACCACCGGCGCATCGACAGCCGGAACAGCCGGTTCACCAACAAGCCCCTGATCGAGCAGTGGATCGAGGAGTTCGGCCTGGAGTCGGACTTCGTCAAGGTCCGGGTCTTAGGGCTGCCTCCAAACGCGAGCGAGCTCCAGTTCATCGACCGCGCGCGCATCGTCGCCGCCCAGCAGCGCCAGATCGTCACGTTCCCGGACGATCCGCTGATCGCCGGTTTCGACCCTTCGGGTGGTGGATCCGCGTGGAACGTGGTGCGTTTCCGCCGCGGGATGGATGCACGATCGATTCCGCCTATCCGCGTTCCTGGCGAGCAAACGCGGGATCGTTCGGCCATGCTGGCAAAGCTGGCAGGGATCATGAAGGACGACCGGCCGGAGCACAGGGTGGCCGTTATGTTCGTCGACTCGGCATATGGCGCCCCTTACGTGGAGCGGCTGCACGTGCTGGGGTACTCGAACGTGGTCGAGGTCAACTTCGGTGCACCGTCGTCTGACCACCATCAGGCCAACATGCGAGCGTACATGTGGAACCTCATGAAGGAATGGCTCCTACACGGAGCCCTCCCCGCGGAAGACGAGAAGCTGGCGCCGGACCTCGGAAGTCCCGGAGCACACATCCGGCCCAACGGGCAACTGGTGTTGGAGTCGAAGGAAGCGATGCAGAAACGCGGACTGGCCTCGCCGGACGACGGGGACGCACTGTCCTTGACCTTCGCGCAGCCGGTGGCACCCATTACGCCCGAGGAACCCAAGCAGCTGGACGAGGAAGAGGTGTTCGGTGGCCGGTACACCTACAGCAGCCCCGGCGGGTGGATGCGATGAGTATGTTCGCCGGTGGCGTCACGGCAAACGACCATGCAGCCACAGATCGATGTCCCGAGCTTCGAAAGCCAGGCCAGGAAACCGTGCGATGCCCAGTCCTCGCCCGTAAAATTACGACGACCCGTGGCGTTCCCGCCGACTTGACAATGAAAGAACGCTTATGACGACTGAACGAAAAAAACGGAAAACTGGTACCGGTCGATATAACAAGGGAATCAGCGGCAATCCGGCCGGGCGTCCGCCCGGAAGCCGCAACAAGACGACCTTACTGATGGAGGAATTGTTGGAAGGAGAATCGGAGCAACTGACTCGGAAAGTGATCAAACTGGCTTTGGCTGGGGACCCAACCGCATTGCGGCTTTGTCTGGATCGACTCCTCCCTGCCCGCAAGGATCGGCCGATCCAATTGAGCCTGCAACCAATCAAGGGCGTGCCGCAGGTCTCCTCTGCGATGTCGACGGTGGTGGAGGCCATCGGCGAGGGGCGCATCACACCCAGTGAAGGAGAAATCCTGGCCAATATCCTGGATATGCAGAATAACGTGCTGACCACTGGAGACCTCGAGCGACGCGTGGAGCAATTGGAGCGGGCAATGTCAACCAACAAAAATGAAAAGGTCGACCAAGAAGCTGCGGACCTGGTACAACGGCTGCACGAGGGCCGATCCCCTTCAGGTGCGGACCATGACCAATCTTGACCTGAAATCGCGCATCCAACGTTTAGAGCGTCAGATGCGGATGGGGCGTGATACCATCGCCGACCAACAGCTCCGCCTCCGCCTCCAGGCTGCGCGAAAACGAGTGGTCGAGAACCGGGAGAACGAAGGTGGACAGAAACGAGAAGAGGCCGCTTGACGCTGTTCTTCGGCCCGGACCGGAAAGGGAAGAAAGGGTTCCAAGGGAAAGAAATCGTAGGTTGCGTTCCCTTGGGGCATCGGCATAAAATGCTCCCGACGCAAGAGCGCCCCACTCTGCAGCCACAAGAAGCGTTTGAGCGATCAGTGGCGACATGCTCCGTCTGGCTCCAGGAGAAAGGGAGTCTGCCGCTTGACCTGTATTCCGGCTGTTATTTACAGGTAGAGAGTTCGCCTTCACGACATACTCTGATGGTGAGCATGAACGCCCAACCGCGTCAACCAACTCGGAAGCGGACCCGCTGAAGGAGTAGTCCTATCCGGTCATCTGAGAAAATCCGCGAGGTTGAGGGGAACGAGTAAAACGAAATCGGGCCATAATGTTCTATGCCCAAGGGTTACCTTCCTGCGGGAGTTCATCCGGCGCGGCGAATGCCTCCCATGTCACAATGAAGCGTTTGGAGGTACCTTATTTGTCACGCAAACGAATCCTGGTCACCGGCGGAGCGGGGTTCTTGGGAAGCCACTTGTGTGATCGGCTGGTCGCGTCCGGCGCTGAGGTGATC